GACGTCGCCGAGATGCTGGCGAAGGCCGTCGAGGACGCCGTCGCCGAGAAGCTCGCCCCCATCGCGCAGGCCGTCGCCACGCTGCTCAAGGGCCAGAAGGCGAACAACGCCTCGCTCGCCGCGCTCGCGAAGGGCGGGCTCGCGAAGGGCGACGACGACGGTCCGCGTCTCCGGGGCCTCATCGACCCGACGTCGTTCGAGACCGCGCCGCACCCGTACGACAAGCCCGAGAAGGTCCAGAAGAGCGCCAGCGGCGTGAACCGCGACGCGCTCCTCCGGAAGGCGTCCGACCTCGCGGACAACGGCCCCGAGAAGGCGAAGCGGCTCGCCGCCGCCGACGTCGTCGACCTCATCGAGCAGGGTGCGCCCGACGCTCAGATCACCGCCGCCGCGACCCGCGCCGGCCTCTCGTAAGGAGACTGCCATGGCCCCGCGTCCCCCGAGCGCTCTCGAGCGCGTCCTCGCGTCTCCGTACTCGACGGAGCGCGACATCATGAAGCTGGCCGGCAGCGTGCTGCCGGACGACTTCGGCACCGCCGAAGCCGGTCGGTACCTGCGCCAGGTCGCGGCGGAGCAGATCGCGGAGACGGTGCGGATCTGCAAGGGCGACGGCGGGCGTCTCCGCGACGGCACGCTCCTGAAGGCCGAGCGTCTCTCGAAGGCGACCGGGAGCCCCGAGGAGATCGGCACGCAGCAGCAGGGCGTGGCGTTCTCGAGCTCGGACGGCTCCGAGCTCGCGCCCCTCACTCCGCAGTCGTTCGACGGCGAGATGAAGCGCCTCTCGATGGACGACAACCTCATGCTGGTCGCCTGGCCGGAGCTGTTCAAGCAGCCGGTCAAGTCGATGGTGCGCGAGGCCGTCGTCGAGACCGCCACGAACAACCGTCCGAACCAGTCCGGCTTCATCAGCGAGGGCGGAGCCGGCTACAACAGCCGCGGCGCCTACGCTCGCCGGATCGTGACGGTCCGGATGGAGGCCCAGCGCGGCGAGATCAGCGACATCGCCATGCTGGTACGCGGCGCCACGCCGACCGGGTTCGCCGACAAGGGGAACTACCAGGTCGTGCGCGAGGCGCGCATGCGGACGCTCCTGAAGCTCCGCGAGCGGAACCTCTGGACCGGCAGCCACGGCGCGAACAGCCAGAGCTACGACGGCTTCGTCCCCGCGATCGCGGGCGAGGCGTTCAGCTCGGGCGGGCGCCGGAGCTACGGCGGCGGCTCCGGGCGGTACTACAACCTCGCGGGCTCGATCGTCGACGCGAAGCTCCTCCGCGACATCGCGAACGAGAAGGCGACGCCGAAGAACGGCGTCAGTTCGATGATCCGGAAGTACTTCGTCCACCCGCGCGCCTGGCAGGTCCTCCACGACGAGGCCCAGGCGAACACGCGCTACGACGGCGGCGTCGTCGACCGGAAGAACCCGCTCCGGTTCTTCGGCGGCAAGGTCGTCATCGGGGGGATCTGGTACGACGCCACGAAGGGTGTCGAGCTCGTCTGCGCGCCGTTCATCGGCGGCGGCGAGTACCAGCGGAACCCGAACTCGACCGCGACCGGCGACACGATCGGGACGTTCACGGTCGCCGTCTCGTCGAGCACCGACGCGAACAGCCTGTTCACCGCGAACGACGCCGGCACCTACTACTACCGGATCACCGCGATCGGCGAGAACGGCGAGTCGGCCCCGGTGGCGTCGTCGGCGCAGAGCGTCGCGGCCGGCGAGTCGGTGACGCTCGACCTCACCGAGACGAACGGGTCGACCATCCTCTACTACGACATCGAGCGGTCGACGAAGAACGGCGCGGTGACGACCTCCGAGTGGATCGGCCGCTACCCGAAGAACACGGGCGGCGGGGCGGGCGTCACGCGGATCGTCGACGACAACCTGCAGCGCACGGGCGCGGCGCCCATCGTCGGCCTCACGGGCGACCGCGGCGACTACCAGTGGGAGCAGCTGCTCCCCGCGTACGTGAAGCCGCTGGCGGTCACGGGGACGACCCAGCCGTTCCTCGTGCTCGACTTCGGGAGCCTCTTCGTCATCTCGCCGGAGAAGCTCATCGTCATCGGCAACGCGGGCTTCAGCTCGTAAGCCGATGCGCGCTCTTCGCCACCGTGCGGCCCACCTCCGGGGCGGGCCGCTCAACTTCGGGCCCGCGAAGCTCTTCGTCGACGCGAACGGGATCCTCTTCCGCCAGGGCGAGGAGAACCCGTGGGAGCCGACGGAGGCCGAGCGCGCCCGCGTCGAGGCCTTCGCGGACGACTTCGAAGAGGTCGTCGTCGAGCCCCGGCCGATCCGGGGCCCGCTGACGGTCGTCGACCCGCTCGCCGATCTCGAGGCCGCGACCAAGGCGCTCGCCGCGTCCGACCACCCCGACCTGCGCGAGCTTGCGGAGGCCGTCAAGGTCGCCATCGCCCGCAAGCTCGAGGAGCTCGGGGCGCGCCGGCGGGCCGAGGCTGCCAGTCGTGCAGAGGCCACGGCCCCCACCACCGAGGCCACCGCGCCCACCACCACCGAGGCTCCGGCGGCCGCCGCCGGGAAGGGCAAGGGGAAGTAGCCCATGGCGACGATCACCGAACGGGCGGCATCGCTGCTCGACAAGGCGTTCTCCGTCTTCCGGAAGGTCGACGGCACGAACGGGCTCGGCTCGCTCTTCCGGACGGCACAGCTCGATGTGGCGACGCTCCAGAGCGACGTCACGACGCTGCAGGGCCAGACGGGGCGCCTCGGCGCGACGACCGTCGTCGCCCGTAGCTACGCGGGCAGCCGCACGGTCGCGCAGATCAACGGGCTCTCGCCCGCGAAGGGTCTCGCGCTGGTGGTGACGAACTCCGGCACGCTCACGACGGGCTCGCTCGCGGTCTCGGCCGGTGACCTCGTCGAGTACTCGGGCTCGGCGTGGGTGAAGCTCGTCTCGGGCGTCGGGGGCTACCCGCCCGCCGGCACCGTCGTCCTGGTGCTGTCGAGCGGGACGCTCTACGCCCCGCTCACCGACGACACCGACGAGGGCAAGGTCGCGACGTTCAGCGGCTCCTCGCTCACGCCGACGCTCACGACGCCGACGGCGGGGGATCTCCGGCGTGTCGTCGCCGGTGGCGCCGGCGCGAGCGTCTGGAACAAGGCGCTGCTCGTCTACGTCGCGAGCTCGTTCTGGGTCGCGACCGTCATCCCGTACGTGGACACGACCCACAACAAGATCCCCGCGGCGACGATCTCGACGCAGGACGCGATCCAGGCGCTCAACGACGCGATGCCGATCGACCGGGGGGGCGTGTACGCCGCCGCCGCCGACCGCATCACGAACACGGCCTCGAAGACCTCGTTCGCGGGCTCGCTCACCACGCCGGCGGACGCGCTGCCCGCGGGCGAGGAGTACGAAGCCACCGCCGCGGTCTTCATCGCGAGCGTTACGGGGACGCCCACGATCACGGTCACGATGCAGCTCGACGGCGTGGACGCCGTCTCGCTCGCGTCGAGCACGGCAGTCGCGGCCGGCGACATCCTCATCGTCTCGATGCGGATCTGGACGATCGCGTCGGGGGCCTCCGGGCTCGTCTACGTCGAGACGCGCACCATGAAGATCCTGAACAACACGGCCACGGTCGTGCAGTCGGGCCTCGTGAACGCCGCGTTCAACACGACCACCACCCACGTCGTCGGTGTGACGGCGCAGTGGTCGGCCGCGAGCACGTCGAACCAGGCGGATCTCCGCCTGCTCCGCGACACCCGCCGCCTCGCGCTCCCCGTGACCTGACACTGGTGGAGGCCGTGTGGCGACGTTTCTCGAGACGTACGGAAAGGCCTGGCTGACCGGGAACTACCTCCCCGGGATCGGGCTCACGCTCCCGAGCGGCGCGCCGCTCCCGGACAGCCTGTTCACGGCCGCAATCCGTACCGCGCTCGCGCTCGTCGAGAGCCGCCTCGGGATCGTCGTCGACGCCGTCACCGTGACGGGCGAGAAGCACGACGACACGCGACTCCAGTACGGCCCACCGAACTTCGCGCCGTTCCACCTGCAGAAGCGCCCGGTCCGGGCGCTGACCGCCATTCAGGGGAAGTGGGGCAACAACGAGGGCGTCGACTACCCGATCGCCTGGGCGATGAAGTGCGGGCCGGACGCGCCGGTGCCCGATCTCACGGGCCAGGTCGAGCTCATCCCGACGCCGGACGCGATCGCGACGCTCTCGTCCTACTCGGCTCTCGGGCTCGGCCTCTACGGCGCGACGCCGTGCTGGTGGCGAATGTCGTACACCGCGGGCTGGGCTGACGCCGGCGATGTCCCCGCCGAGCTCGTGGCGATGGTCGGTCACGCCGCGGTGGTCGACCTCGCCCCGCGGCTCGCGCTGCAGCTCGCCCCCGTCGGGGTCACGTCGGAGTCCGGTAGCCAGGACGGGCTCTCGACGTCGGTCAGCTACAACGCCAGCGGCACGAACCACGCGCTCTCGGCGCTCGCCGAGTCGAGCAAGGGACAGCTCGAGGCGCTCTTCGACCAGTTCGCGGCGCGCTACCGCCGTCCGAAGGTGGCGATCCTGTGAGCGGGGTCACCTACCAGGGTCTCCAGCCCGTCAGCACGGGGTACATCCCGACGCTGCGCGTCGACTTCCTGCGCCGGCAACTGTGGGCGAAGGGCCAGGACGCGACCTGGGAGAAGGCCGCGCGGTGCCCGTGCGCCCGCTACTCGCCGGTGATGGGCGCCGCAGGCCCGTACGCGACCACCACGGCGCAGGGCGAGTGTCCCGCGTGCCGCGGGACCGGGCTCGTGTACTTCGGCAGCCAGACCGCCAAGGTGCTCATCCTGAGCCCGAGCAGCCGCAGCCAGCGCAGCGCGTCCGAGTCGCTCGACGTGCCTGGCCAGATGTCGATCACGGCGCTCACCGAGCACCCGCTCTCGATCTTCGACCGCGTCACGTCGCCCATGCTCCGGCGCTTCACCGAGACGTTCACGAAGAGCGCGGGCGCGCTCGACGTGCTGCGCTTCCCGATTGTCGCTGCCGTGCTCACGGTCGGCAGCACCGGCGATCCCACGGCGCCGGCGACCCAGACGACGCACGTCGAGCACTGCATCGCGGCCGACGCGAACGGCGACGTCGTGGGCGGCGCCACGCCGACCGAGTACCGCGAGGGCGTGCACTTCACCGTGGCGGACTCGGGGCCCGACGCCGGCAAGCTCGACTGGACGCTCTCCGGTGGCAGCCGGCCGCCAGCGGGCGTCCGGATTGGGATCCGGTACGTCTGCCGACAGCGCTTCATCGTCACGGCGCTGCCCTTCACGACGCGCGTCAGCGGGCCGCTCGAGCTCTTCCACAAGGGCTCGGCCCTGCTCGACGGGCTGGGGGACGGGTGATGGCCGACCGTGTCCGCCTCACCGACGTCGTCTCGCGGCTGCTCCCGACGGGGCCCGCGCTCCGCGCGCACATCGCCGAGCAGATGGCGAGCGCGTGGAAGACGCTCGGCCGAATGATGGACGTCTCGGGCGCGACGACCGGGCAGTACGTCGCCGCGATCTCGCCCGTCGAGGCGCCGACCGCGCGCGTCGAGCTCGTCGGTACGTTCCCGAACATGTTCGAGCAGGGGATGGGGCCGAACGGCGTCGGCTCCGAGGGCCCGTTCGACATCCGCACCTTCGCGCTTCGGGCCACGACCCGGAACATCCACCACGGACCGAAGGGCATGTACCTGAACGTGCCGTTCGGCCACACGCTCGCGTCCATCGCGGGCCGCGGCGGCACGGCGGCGGTGAAGGCCGCGCAGGCGCTCGCGCCGACCCTATCCGTGCCGTCGGGCGGGGGCTTCAAGACGCTCTGGGGCGGGCGCCTCCCGGCCGGGCTCGCGCCGAAGATCGCCGAGCATCACGCCACCGACCCGTTGCACGGGCTCGTCCGCAAGCAAGCGGCGTACGCCGCCGCCACGCAGTCGACGTTCCAGACGTGGCGGCGGCTCACCGAGTGGGGGAAGCCCTGGTACCACCCGGGGATCCGGGGGCGTCACAACGCCGCGAAGGTGGCGTCCCGCGGCGCGGAGTTCGTGGTGCTCGCGCTGCACGCGCTCGGGAGGCCCTGAGCCGTGCTCGTCTACCACCTCCACACGGCGATCGTGAGCACGCTGCAGGGCTTCGCGGCCGACGCCGCGGCCTGGCGCCGCGCCATCGCGGCGACGCCGTCCGTGGGCGATGCGGTCGCGAACAAGTGGCACGCGGCGCTCTTCCCCGGCGGGGTCTCCACGATCCCAGTGGGCGAGTCCTGGACCGAGGACGTCATCACGAAGGCCGGGATCGTGCTCGAGGACACCGAGTCGCCGCTCGGCGCGACGGTGCTCGGGCAGTACGTCGGCACGGACGCCGATCGGCAGCCGTTGCTCGGCGGGCAGATGGTCGGCTCGGCCACGGTCTACGTGCACCACCGCGCGCCTGAGCTGTGCCTTGCCCTCTGGGCAGGGCTCCGGGCCCGCGTCACGACGATGCACCGGACCTTCTCGAAAGACGCCGGCTACACCTCGCTCGCCTACCAGAGCGGCGGGGCGATGGGGATCCAGGAGCAGGTCATACGGGGCTGGCCCGGCATGCCAGTGCGGACGTTCACGGTCCGCGCCGAGTACCGCCTCGCGCTCCGGGACGAGACCGCGGGGCTCCTCGAGGACCGGGATCTCTTCGTGGCCCCGGTGGACGCACAGAACGCAGACGGCGTGCCCGGCGGTGCCCGGGCGCGCACGGTGGGGTGAGCGATGGTCACGACGTACAACGGCAGCGCGGTCCCGGGGCAGAAGAACGAGCCGCAATCGGCCGGCCAGGCCACGATCCCGGTCCAGACGGCGAAGCGGCTCGGGCTCGTGGGGCTCTTCCCGTGGCTCAAGCCCGCGACGCCCACCGAGGTCTCGAGCGAGGCCGCGTTCGCCGAGCTGTCGCCGTCGAGCGACCGCTGCGGGATGCTCGCGCGCTTCGTCTTCCAGCCGGCGAAGAACGACCCGAAGGTCACGCGCCAGCCGGCCGGGATCCTGCTGGTGAACGCGCTCGGCTCGAGCCAGGCGTCCGTGATGCTGCAGAAGTCCGGGACGAACGTCGTCTCGGCCTCTGCGCGGGAGTACGGCGGCGTCGGCAACCGGGGGCGGCTCACCGTCGCCGCCGGCACGCTCTCCGGCAAGAAGTACACGGTCAGCTTGCCCGGCCGCGCGACCGAGGTCCGCGACAACGTCACCTTCGGCAACGTCGGGACGTTCAACTACACGGGCAGCTTCTTCACGACGTGCTCGATGGCGTTCGACACGACGAACGGGCTGCGGGTCAGCTACACGAAGACCCTGATCCCCGTCGGCACGACGTCCCTCGCCGGCATGATCGTCGACGGCACCATCACCCTGACCCCGAGCGTCAGCCCGGCCAGCGGCGAGACGTTCACCGTCACCATCACGGGCACGAACAAGGTCACGAGCGCGTCCGGCACCGCGGTCTTCACGTGGGACAACGCCGCCGGCACGTCCGCTCGGACGTCGGGCGGCACCGGCACGACCGGGATCGCGCAGTTCTCCGCCGTGACGTCGGTGGACGTCGTGGTCTCGGCCGGCACGCCGACGTTCACGGCGTCCGGCTACGCCTTCGACCTCCCGCCGGTCGCGTCCGGTTCGAGCGCCGCCTACCCGACGGCGAAGAGCCTCATCGACCGGGTCGACGCGGCCGTGGACTTCGAGGCCACGGCGGGCTCGCCGGCGGCGGCCGCCATCCCGACCGCGAAGCTCGACGCCTTCTCCAGCGCGACGATCAAGGCCGCCGCGAAGTCGCTGACCGCCGACCTCTTCGCGATGACTGAGAAACTCGGCAACTCGGCCATCGTCGTCCTGACCCGCCAGTCGGGCGCGACCGGGGCGCCCGACAACGGCACGTACGTGCTCGCCGGCGGCGCCGACGGCGCGGCCACGAGCGACACGTGGCAGGCCGCGCTCGATGCGCTCGACGAAGAGCGCGTGAACATCCTCTGGATGGACACCGACGACGCGACGATCCACGCGCTCGGCGCCGCGAAGATGGACACGCGCCTCGCGGCCGGTGGCAAGGGCTGCATCCTCCACCTCGGCGCAACGGCGAACGAGGATCTCGCGACGCTCGACGCGCGCGTCCTCGGGCTCAACCGCTACACGACCGTCCTCTGGAACCAGAGCGTCAGCCGCTACGACCAGTTCGGGCAGCTCCAGGAGGAGCTCGCGCCGAAGTACCACGCGCTCACGTGGGCGGCGCTCCAGGCCCAGGTTGCCCCCGGCACTCCGCTCACGCGGTGCCAGCCGAACATCGTGGCCTACAGCCAGCCGGCGTCGCTGAACCCGGCGAGCATGGCCGACACGCTGATCCAGCACCACATCAGCTTCGTCGGGAAGCTCGGCGGGATCATCGTCGGGATCCGGCCGGTCACCGCCTACGGCGTCGGCGACAACTTCTACTACGACGAGCCCGGATGCGTGGAGAGCTTCCTCATGTCCGTGAACGACGTCCATGACGGCGTCACGGCGGTGAAGGCCGTCGGCCAGGCCGACGTGATCTTCACCGAGGCGAGCTACCGCCAGCTCGTCCAGGCGCGGCTCAACCAGCAGCTCCAGCCGTCCTCGCGGCTCATCCGCGACTGGGATCCGGCGAGCCTCCGGATCGTCGACGTCCCCGGCGGGCCGCTCGTCGCCTACTGGAACGAGCAGCCGATCGCGGGCCGGAACTGGGTCGTCACTCGGCCGACGGCAGTGTCCGTCCAGGCCGCGCTGTAAGGGGAGGCCGCCGCCATGGCACAGCAGGGAACCGTGATCTCCGCGCTCTCGTTCAAGGCGTTCAGCCGCGGGATCCACGTCGGCTACGGCACGAACATGCGCGTCTCCGTCGCGTGGAGCAACGCACAGGTGAAGGTGCTCGGACGCGCGCCGCCGCGCGAGATCGTGCCCGTCGGCGTCGACACGTCCGTCGCCATCGACATGTTCTTCCTCTTCAAGAACAGCCCGTTCACGCAGCAGCTCGCGCCCCGCGGCACCACGAAGGCGATCGTCAACTTCGACTACCTCGACTTCGCCGGGCTCCACATCGACGACGATTCCCCGATCGTCCAGGCGATCCGGTGCAAGCCGAACAGCCTCGAGATGGGAGTCGCACAAGGCGGGCTCATGGGGTCGAACATGACCTTCACGGGCACCACCTACAGCGACGACGCCGTCCTCGTGGTCGAGGCCTGACCATGGAGACCCACCGCACCGTCACCGTCTCCCGCCCGGTCCCGAAGCGGGCCGCGACCTCCGCCGTGGACCAGCTCCTCGCCGCAGCCGAGGGCCCAGCGCTCTCCGCCGCGGCAACGGCGCCCGCGCTCGTCCCGCGCGAGACCGAGCTCGAGATCCGGAACGTCTACGACCCGACCTCGGGCAGCTACCGGACGGTCGTCCTCCCCGTCCGGGTCCCGGACGCGCAGGGCTTCGGGGCCATCCGGAAGATGATGGCGGCCGGCCGCGGCGGCTACCCGCCGTCGTCCTTCTCCGACGCCGAGAACGAGATCATCAACGCCCAGGCCGTCCTCCTCGGCTGGTGCGTCGACGCGCACGACCACCGCGACGACCTCGCCCTCATCCTCGAGGACGCGACCGCGCTGCTCATGGCGATGGGAGGGCTCCTGAGCTACCAGGAGCGCTACTTTCGCCGCCCGGTGGGATCGGACGGTGGCGATCCGGTCGCACCCGTCGTTCTGGTCGCTGGTGCCGATCCTCGCGCGGCGCGAGCCGACGGAGGCGCTCCGGCTGGCTGAGCGCTTCGTCGAGGGCGATCCGGACGTCTGGGACTTCCTCTGGCTGACGCTGTCCGAAGACGACTGGCGCGCGTCGGTCCAGGCGAAGGCGCAGTCGGATGTCTCCGCCGGCCGCGCACCGACGACCGTCAGCCCCGACATCAACGACTTCCTCGCGTTCGCGGCGGCGCGCGGCGAGGGCCTCGGGACGCCCGAGCTCTTCGCCGAGTGGGAGCAGCTCCGAAGGGAGGCCCGTCGTGCCTGAGTTGACGCACAAGGTCGTCGTCGACCTCGATCTCCGGCTGAACACCGACGGCGCGAAGGCGAAGCTCGCCGAGATCGACAAGCTGCTCGAGGCGCTCGGCCGGTCCATCCCAATCGGCATGGCGTCCGGTGGGGCACCGGGCGCCGCGCCGTCGCCCGCGCCAGGGGCCTCGGCGACGGGCGCACCGTCGGCGGGCGGCGCGGTGGGGCCCATCGCGGCTCCGGGCGGCGGACCGGCCGGCGGTCTCCCCGCGCCGACAGCGACGCCGGGCGGGACCGTGCCGACCGCGAGCTCGCGGGGTTGGGCAGTGACGCCGGGCGGGATTGCGCCGACGGCGCCGCCGGGATCGGGCTCGCCCGCCTCGGCACCCACGGCCGCGCCCGGTGGCGGGGTCGACTCCATCGGAGACGAGCCCGAGCCCACCGCGAGGCCAAACGAGCTCACGCCGGAGGAGCAGGAAGAGATCCGTCGAAGAAGGCGCCGTCGCGAGCGGACTCTGATGGCCGTCGGTTACGGCGTTCGGCAGGTCGCGACGGCCGGCTTCGGCTACTGGAAGGGCGGCGACATCGCCGACATCGCCGCGACCGCCGACACGAGCGGGACCGCGGGATTCACGCTCGCCGCGGGCGAGCAGCAGCGGCAGGGCAGTCTTGGGCGAAGCATCGGCGGTGCCGCAAGCCTCGCCGGGATCGCGTTCGGGGGCCCGGCCGGGATCGCGATCACGGCCGCGTCGACGATCGTCTCCGAGATCTTCGGCGCGATGAAAGATGAGGCCGCCGAGAAGATCCGCGCCGACGCTCGCGCGGTCGACTTCTACGGCCAGTCCGCCCGCCGCGCCGCCAGCGTGAACGAGCAGCAGAACATGCTCGCGCTCTCCGGCGCGCTGGTGAACGCAGGCCCGGCCGAGCGGTACGGCTACGGGCCCGAAGAGGCTCTCGGGATCGCAAGCGCGTTCGCCGGTGGCGCAGGCCGCACGGGCGCAAGCTCGGCACGGGCAATGGCCTTCGCCCGTGCGGGCGTCTCGCCGGGCGCGGCCGGCTCCTACTTCGGGCTCACGGCCGCCGGGGCAGGGGGCTTCGGGCGTGCCGACCCCGAGAGCATGGTGGGGCTCGCCCAGGCCCAGGGGCTCCGCGGCAGCAAGGTCGACGAGTTCCTGTCCATCATCGCGTCCGCCACGACGTCGCTCGCGTCGCAGGGCATGAAGCTCGACCTCGCGTCGTCCGAGGCGTTCGCCCGCCGGCTCAACAACACGTCCGGCTTCAAGGGACAGGGCCTCGCCCAGGCCCGCGCGGTCTCGACCATGGCCGGGATCGCCGGCGGCGCGCGCCAGCGGCTGCTCGCGCCGTTCACCGACATGGCCGATCAGTACACGATGGCGCTCGCGCTGCAGCGGTCGACGAGCCTCGAGGGCGCGGCCGAGTACCTCGAACGAGCCGACCCGATGGCGCTCTCCCGCGACTTCGCGGGCTCGGGCATGAGCGAGGTACTCGGGCTCTCGCTCGCCTCGCGGATGTCCGTCCAGCAGGGCCGGGCGATCTCGCGCGGCGCGCTCGGGCCGGACACCCGGCACGGGATGATCCAGGCGAAGGTCGACCCCATGAAGCAACAGATCGCGACGAACGACTGGACCCTCGTCAACCGGGTGAGCGCGGACGAGGGCGTGAAGTTTCTCGCGGCGACCGGCGATCAGCAGCTGAAGGTGCTCGAGCACGGGATGTCGATCATCCGGAACAGCCTCGACAAGATGAACGAGCTGCTCGAGCGCGCATGGGGGACTGGCCATTGAAGCTCGAGCTCCACCACGACCGTCTCGACCGTCCGCTCGACCTCACGCCGTGGGTGCGTTCGGTCTCGTGGACTGACGCGCTCTCGGGCCCGCCGCACCAGACGTGCTCGGTCACGATGTTCTGGACGAGCTATGCCCCGCCCGTGTGGGCCGGGGACTGGCTGGTGGTCCGCCTGAAGGAAGGTGGACCCGCGGTGCACTGGGGCATGGTCACGGGTGCGGTCTCGACCGATCCGACCCCGGGCCGCGCTGGCCGGTGGACGTTCCAGTCCGTCGGGTGGTTCGACGTCCTCGCGAAGGCGGATCTCATCGTCTCGACGTTCATCCAGGCGTCGGACGAGGTCGGGACGCTCTTCACGGCGCTCTCGGGCTCGGTGCTCGCGAGCAGCGCGTCCGCGAAGGGCCTCGCCTCCATCATCGACGCCATCACGCAGGGCCCGGACGGCGGCGTGCAGTTCCGAAACGAGATCGGGTTCCTGAACGATCTCGTGAGCACGTCGTTCGACTCGGCCGCCCGAGCGCTCGCGCTCTTCCTCCGCCGGACGCCCCGCCTCGCGCTTCCGGACTCGCTCGGTGGGGGCGTTCTCGGCGACTCCATCCGGGTCGTGTACGACGACGCCACGGCCGCGGCCTACGCCGGCGAGGGCACGGCCGAGCGCGCCGGCCAGGCGGGCCGGCGGGCCGAGCTCATCCCCGGTAGCAAGCTCGTCGGGGATCTCCAGGCGCTCACCGGCGGCTCGTCGAAGGTCTCGAGCTTCGCGCAGGGGACGTGGGGCGTGGACCCCATCCTCGGAGAGATGTTCCCCGCCCTCGAGGACTTCGGCGCTCTGGCCGACGAGGACCTCGGCGACCCCGCGTTGCAGCGGCTCCAGAAGGCGGCAGCAAAGACCGCGGCCGAGGGTCTCTTCGGGACGGCCTCGGGCCTCGCACGGGGCCGCGCAGAGGCCGCGGCGCTCGCCCCGCGGGACGCCGAACCCTTCGAGGCCCGCGGCGCCCGCGCCCGCGCCGGCACGCCCATCCCGGGCGCGGCGTCGCGACTCGGCCGGAACCCCGTGCTCCTCTACCGCATGCGCCCCTGGCGGGTGACGCCGATCGAGCAGTGGGCAGATCGCCTCACCGCGGTCGACATCCGCTTTGTCACGGTCCGGAACGCCGTGCGCCGCGCGATCGCGAACCCCGGCCTCGTGACCCGCTTCGCGACCGCGACGTGGCGCCCCGAGCGCGCCGCCGTGCTTCGGGCGAGCGACGTCGTGTCAGCGCCCATGAGCTACAGCGACGACTCGCTCGGAACCATCTTCACGGCGCCGTGGCCGGGCACAGACAGCGCGCCGGTGTGGTTCCGAAACCTCGGGCTCCCGCTCATCGACGGCGCCGCGACCGGGGGCTTCGGGGCGCGGCAGTACACCTTCAACTGGCCGTTCTTCCGGTCGTTCGCGGGCGCGCCCACCACCGACGGCACCGCGACGAAGACGACGCTCGCCGACGAGACCGTCCTCATCGTCGCCCAGGGGACGCAGTTCGCGATCAACGCGAACCGCTTCCTCTCGGGCTCGTTCGAATGCGCCCGGCTCCGACCGGACATCCGGATCGGCGAGCCTGTGCGGTACGAGGCCAGCGACCCCGGGCACACGCTCTTCGGCTACGTCGAAAGCACGACGTCCACCGTGGAGCTCGACGGCGAAGGCCGCGGGACCGTGCTCCGAGAGCGCACGACCGTGAGCTTCTCGCGCGGCCTCTGGCGGGAGGAGGCGCGGGACTTCCCGCCGCCGCCGCCCTCGTTCCAGTCCGAGGAAGAGACGCGCCGTGCGCGCGTCGCCGTGCCGGACGGCGTGCCCGTGACCCCGAGCGACAGCGACCGCCGGCCGCGGCTCGGAATCGAGGTCGGCCCATGATCGCCTCCGGAGCTCCGAACCACGGACGAGCGTGGGCGCTGATGCCGCTGGCCGGCATGCTGCTCGCGCCCACGCGGATCTACGCCGCCGAGCAGCGGACCTTCGCGGACTTCGCGCCGACGGACGGCTTCGGTGGCGTCATGACCGGCGTCCCGGTGCTGTCCATGGGCGGCGGGCCGACCCGCTTCGCGCACTTCGCGCTCGAGCGCGCCGGCCTCGCCGACGGCCGCGAGATCCCGCAGCTCCTCGTGCTCTTCATCGGCACCGACCGCCGGCCCTTCGGCTGCCTCGCCCTCGAGGAGGCCGGGCTCCTCGCCGCGGCGACGCCGGAGCGCACGGTCGGCGGCGCCCGTGCCGCGGACTTCCAGGTCGACGAGACCGCGATCGGCAACGGCGGCTCGCGCTTCATCCTCGGCGCCGCCGGGGACGTCACCACGGACACGCGAGGCGCGACGGGCGACCCGACCATCCGCTGGCAGCTCCCCGCCGGGGGCCACGCGGTCCTGTCGCGGGACGGCGCCGCCGCCGGCCGGCTCGCGATGGCGGCGCCGGTGAAGAGCTACGCCACGGACGTCACCGCGAAGCTCGACAACCTCATTGCTCGCATCCAGGCGCTCGAGCTCGCGGCCGGCATCCGGACGACCCTGGACCCGACCGAACACGCGCCCGCGATCGGAGCCATCAAGGCCGCGGTGCTCCGGATCAGCGCCGACGTCGAGGCATAGGAGGGAGCCGTGACCGACCTCATCCCGGGCCCGCCCGGCAAGACGTTCGCCCCGGGCCAGGTCGCGTACCTCCTCGAGGTCTACGTCGACAGCGAGCACAAGCGGTCGTTCGAGGTCCCGTTCGTCGCGTCGGTCGAGTTCGACGAGGCCCCGAGCGTCTCGATCGAGCACACCTTCGGCGAGCCCTGGCGCGACATCCTCGCCGTGCGGGACGCCACGGGCGCAGTCACCCACGGCTACCGCGAGCGTCAGATCCGGGTCTCGGGAAGCTCCGGATTCGAACACCGGCTCGGCTACCGGGCCGACGGCGCGCGCCTCTTCGCGGGCGGCTTCGACCTGTTCCTCGAGTTCCGGAAGTTCCTCGAGGGCTACTCCGCCGACCTCGCGACGTGGAAGGCGACTGTCGTCGACACGCCGCCGCCTGCCCGCTTCGGAGAGCCGAAGCTCATCTTCCGGGCGCTCCGCGAGGGCGAGTCGCACGCCGTCGAGGTCACGAGCCTGACGCCGCAACTCAGTGGGATCGGGCAGCTCTGGAGCTACAGCCTCGCGCTCCGGGCGTACGGCCCCGCGCCCGCCCGGCAGGAGGGCTGGCTCGAAGGCCTCCTCGGGAAGATCGCCGGCGCCGTCGCCACAGCTACCGCGTTCGTCGACTCCCTGACCGCCTGGGTCGCCTACGCCACCGAGGCCGAGGGGGCCGTCACGACCACCTCGCAGCAGCTCCTCGAGCCCATCCGTGCCGTGGGCCGGCTCGCGCAGCAGATCACGGCCCTCGCGCAGGGCGGCCGGCCCATCGCCGACCTCCCGAAGGCCCTCGTCGAAGAGACCTTCCGAGTCGCGGACCAGGGCGTCCTCGCCCTCGAGGCCTTCGCGGACACGTTCAGCGCGGGAGCGCTCGACGACGAGACCGACGCCTTCCGGCGTTCGGCCCTCGCGAAGCTCGACGAGGCCCGCATGCGCTCGCTCGAGTTTCTGGGCATGCGCCGGAGCGGACTCTCGAGCTCGGGCGCCGTGCCGGCGGGGCTCGACGTCGGCGCGCTCGGCTCCCCGGCGGCGGCCGACACGAAGGCCGTCGGCCACGTCCTCGGCGACGGCGAGACCGTCGCGAGCCTCGTGACGAGCACCTTCGGCAGCCTCGACCGCCTCGCGGAGGTCCTGGCGCTGAACGGCATGGCCGACCCCTTCACGCTCGCCGACGGCTCCCCGCTCCGCGCCGGCGCCACGGTCCTCGTGCCCGCGGTCGACGGCGTCGCGCCGGTTGCGAACGGGCTCGACCTGTTCGGCACGGACCTCCTCCTCTCGGCCGAGGGCGACCTCGTGACGACGGGCGACGAGCCCACCGACTGGCTCACGATCGGGGGCCAGGCGAGCCTCGACCAGGCCATCCGCGTCCGGGTCCTGACCGAGCGAGGGGACTTCGGCCCGTTCCCGGGCCTCGGCCTCATCGCGAGGATCGGCGACGACGACGCGGACTTCTCCGCGGCGCTCCTGGCATCGGACACGCGGGCGCAGCTCGAGCGGGACCGGCGAGTGCTGCAGGTCGGGCCGGTCACCGTGGCAGAGGTCGACGGGGGGACCGTCCTCCAATCGGTGCCGTATCAGCCGGTAGCAGGCGCGGAGACGACGCTGACCTTCGCGTAATGCAATCGGATTGCAACGAAGGGCCTGGGCGGGCATCCTGCCGGAAGCCTGCCGAGAAGACCCCTGGGGGTGAGCGCAATCGCTCTACCTCGCAGGCGATCTCGGAGGGCCTACCGTGTCGCTCGCGTCCATCATCGCCCGCACCCTGCTCCCCGCCGCGCGGCCGACGGTCCGCCTCTGGCTCCCGGCTGAGTATGTCGAGGCGCTGCTCGCGAAGGGCGCGTCCCACAAGTACATCAAGCGGGTCCCGAAGGCCGGCGGCGGCTACCGGTACTACTACGA